GATAGTCATTTCTGAATGGAGATCCCTCACCCTTTCGGGTTTGGAATTAACCACCAGGAAATCCTCAGGCGGGAAATATTGCCTGAGGCGAGACGGCCAGTGCCGCTGGTTCCACTTTCCATTACTGGATAAGCGGTCAGCGGTGACGCCTGGTCCGTGCTTCGGAACGATCATGCCAAGCTCAACATCACTGTTAAGCCGGGCAAAAAGATCGTCGAAAAGCAAGCTGGAAACCTGGTTGAAAACCTCCCAGTCATGGGAGAACAACCTGGCTCCTGCTTCTCGGACATCGTACTCACACTGAATGTAATCGGAGAATGCTCGCCTTTCGCGTTCCTCGCTAACAGCCTTGCGGCTGGAAACGAGGGAAGTGGTCCCAGTGATGGGGTCACTCGGAAGGGCGATCTTCGCAAACGACAGCGTAAGCTGCCGCAGAGCGTAGATTGCTTCATGATCCGGTTCATCCAGAAGCACACCACTAGCAGGGTCAAACACACGTCCAAGGAAACCTCCCAGAAATGGGGGGAGACCAGTAAGACGACTCCCGAATCTAAATTCGGTTGCGTCCGAAGGGACGACGAAGCCGCGGTCCAGCCATCTCTCGATGGCCTTCCCGTAGCTCGCCAGGGTGATCGCCAAAAACGATAACCCCTCGTGTTTGACGCGAACCTTGACAGTGTTTATGTCAAGGTCGGCGCTAGTGCAGCATCGCACGGCCAATTCATTGGCCATGCAGGACCAGAGAGACGTCAGGCTTTTCAGATCTACCCCCACTCTTCGTGGAGGCCGGACCTTCCCTAGCCCTGACGGCACGAACCCACTAGAAACCTTGGAACTCCATGTTTTCGATCCAGGCCGCGACGAAGTCGTAGCCCGAGATCGTGACACGGGTGTCCCAGTTCCGTAGCAGAACCAAGACGTTCCACGGCACGTCCGCGTTGCGGAGGTACTGTAGGAGCGTCCAGACTCCGTCCCCGTAGACCGGCCTTCTCAGGTCGTTCCCGGTGACGTTGTTCTTCCAGAGGACGAAGAGTACGTCACGCTTGAATGCGTGCGAGTCTTCGCTTTCCCTGGGGTTGACCAGGTCCTCGTTTTCGAGGTCCATGGCCAACAGTGCTGCTGCGGAGAGGCCAAAGGCCTCAGTCGGATTGTGATTCATACTCATGATCTTTCTGAGGCAAAGGCCTCTATGGTGGTTTGTTTGTGAGCTCATGCACAATTCACTCTCTCATCAAGGGCACAAATTAGGCCCTGAGAGGAGAGCATCGCCAGCAAGAAACAACGCGTCGACTAGGATAACGGTCACTACCACCAACTTCTTGGTGATAATGTGTTCGTTTCCAATGTCGGAGCGTCTACGACCAAAGGAGGGCTTGGCTTTATTGCCATCTTCTCCTTCCATCGTATCAATCAGATCTTCCTGTCGGGGTCCACGAATGTAGACTCCAGCATCGAGATCAGGATTGGTTTCAGCTACGTCGTCTGGTACAGACCGAAGAAGCGAACGGTACTCATATTGAGTCCGCAGCCTCTCGGCTAGGTACCTCAGTTTTCTCCTCGGGGAGAGTCCGATCAGGACTCGCCACCCAGGAGCTTGCTGATGACGGCGTTCGAAGTTGCCGTGGCCAGGGTGTTATACCCGACCCAAACGGCGAGCGCTTCGGCGTTCGTGTAGCCAGCCGGCGGAAGATCGAATACCGTGTAAACGGACATTCCGACCTTCACGTTTTCGGCGGGCTTGAACGGGTCAGCGGTTAGCTTCGAGACGTCGAGCCGAAGCATGCGGCGCGTCCGGTTCCCGTAATCGTGGGAACCGATGAGCTGCATGAGACCGTCACTGGAAGTGTACTCCGACTTATCCTCTTCCACGCTGGTGCGCGGAAGGGAGGTCGTAGCCGCACTGATAGTGACGGACATCGGATCGGTGAATGACATGGGCATCTCTCCTAGGAGCTAAGTTGGCTCCCGTTGGCGTTAGGTGAAGCTACAACAACCCTATTTGCGCCTAGAAATTCCAAGCGCAGCAAGGATGGACTGCTGGAACGTCGAAAGACCATTCCAGGTAAGTCCGAACCCAAAGGGGTTAGCACGACGACGCAACTTCGTTTCAAGAACGATAGTTACGGCGCTGTCGAGTTTCCCAAACGTATATACGTTCGGGTATTCTCGGGTATAGGTTTCTTTCACGATGGTATGTTCCATCATGTACCCATACCGCATTAGTAGACCATCTTCCCGGTAACTCGAAATGTTGGAGATAACATCTCCAGCATTCGTGAACCAGTCAACGGCCCAGCTCCAGGGAGCCAGGTTCCAAACGACCTCTTCATCGAGGTCGAGACCAAGGATTTCCTTGGCCAGGAGTGCCTTCCTCGCCATTTCGTCGCTGGCATTATACCAGCTAGGAAGGGCGTAGGTAAAGGCACCGGCGAACCACCGTTTTTGAACGGTTTCTCGCACGACCCGTAGGCTCCTCTGCTGAGCGAGCGTAACACTAGGATTTATGCCATCGGACGGATTAACGTCACGTTGGTAGGGATAACTCCCAAAATCTGTTGTGTATGTGCTCGTTTCAGTTTTGGTGGGAAACTCAAACCTCCTGCGAACAACCCTACCAGCGTCCCGCTCATATTGAGCGAGAAGCTCATCAGCTCGGATAACTTCCGCAGCGAAGGTGCCAATTTCTTGGCCCAACGGTGCGAAACCGAACTGATAGGCAAGGTAGTCACTACTGATATCCTTATCCGCACCGGAAAGACCCTGTTGGGTCCTCCCGCGGCGGATGGCATCAGTACGGCGTTTCCATGTTCGCACAGCTAGTTGCGGAACACCTTCCCGCACCAGCTCTGCGATGGCCACGCCAAGGTTGGCATGAGAGTTTGTCGGACGGCACTTAGCGATTGCTGTAGCACCTAGCTTGTCAAGCTGGGCGGCCGTAGATGAAATATCCACTGGCCTAGGCAACCGCCGAGCATCTTCTGCCCAAAATGGGCCGAAGACACGTCTACGTTCGTAGACGTCGCTTCCGCGATTAATCAACCCAGATCTGTACGATAGAAGGCTTGGAAAGCCCTCATAGTACAGCTTCTGAGTGTAGAAATCGCCTCCGATGTCCTGTTTCGAGTCTGCGTCTTTTAGGCGCTTTCTCCATCCAGGATGGTCCTCCGAGTCCGTGACTTGGACTCCCACTACCTTCGTTGCCCCAGGGATAAACCTTTCGGTCTTCCACTGGGGCGGAGGAGAGCCACCACCACTAGTTTGATAAGTGATGAGGCTCTGAGGATTCTGTTGAAGGAATCCTTCAGTCGTACGAATACGACGTCTCTGCGGAGGTAATGGCACCAGAGCTCCTTAGGTTCCAGGGGTACTCCCCTGAAAATTGGAAATTAATCCAGTTGTTGCAACTGCGCCGGGCCCCCTCGCGGGG